GATGTTAACAATGACTTCAGAAGTTGCCCACTATTTAATAACAATGAACCTGATTTAGACCATATTGATTATGTTTCAGAATGGACAGATTTAGAGGGAGTTGACTTAAACAAGTTGTTTAATATTCATAGGATTGAGTTATTTAATAAGACAGATCATGGTGGTTTATTGCAAAATAGTGACTTTAATTTAACTGAAGATGTTTACAAAGAGGTGAAAAAATGCTACAATAATGATAACTTAGAGGACAATTATTCTTATATTGATTCACTTTTAACAACAGGTATTTAATCATGGAAACTAACTTTCAAGAGCAAGAAGATTACAAAATTGCTATACAATTACTAGAGGTAATTGAAGACACTGTTGAATACTTTTGTGATGAAAATAGGGTATCAGGTGAAAAAGTATGGACTATGATTAATGCACTAAGTGAAACTAAACTAGGTTATTTTCCCTATGATAGTGATTATGAAGCATCAGAATTGGAGGACTAAATGGTATTATTAATCCTAATTGCAGAGGTATTTGCATCACTTTATTACCTATATTTGATGGCAAGTTTACATGATCTAAGGCAAATTGAGAAAGAAAAATGGAACTCTTAACCCTTATTCTTGCTATATTAGGTATATTTTTATGGTTATATGGTGTGAAGAAAGTAATACTTAATGACCCTAAAAAGAAGGAGAAAAGTAATGGAAACTAAGGATAAGTTACTCTATGTGAATATAAACAAAGAGATAAAAAGTTTATGTCCTGATTTACGTCCAGAACAGGTAATTACACTTGCTGAGATAATATTTAATGAGTTCAATTATGATGTAATTAATAATGAATTAGAAAGGCATATTGTGGGTTATTTAGATGATATAGGGCAAGGATTTAAGATCATAGAAGAAGAAATAGAGGAGGAATTAGAGGACTAAAATGTTATTTAAGAGGGACAAACATAGGAAACTTAGGTTATTACTTAAGAAGAGTAATCCCAATATGAAGATAACAATAACTGATAACAAAGATGGGTCGCAAACTATTACTATTCTATGACCAATTAAGTCCCTTATGTATCACTTTATACCAAAAATACATTAAAAAAGTATTATAAATGTATTTAAAAATGTATATGTGTTGTTTACATAGTGTGTATAAGTTACTCTAGGATAGTATCCTTAACACACAAATAACCCTACTATGTAACACTTAATGCCCTTAATTACCCTTATTAAGTATCAATCTTATAGTCATCTAAGGGAACAAGGTATCAGAAATCCTCTCAAATGTCAAGGGGGTTCTTAACACAAATTCACAGAAAGTTTATATTTGACAGTATAAAGAATTAATGGTAATATAGTAATAGGAAAACGTTATAAATTATGGGAAAGTGTTTGCCCTAAAGTTACACTAACTTACACATATATTCAGAGAGTTATGGTTACTTAACACAGGTAATTACAGAGAATAAGTATTAGTTTTCCACAGGTATTGTGGAAAAACAGTGTAACTTTGGGTGGGATATTAGCACCCCTAAGTTATTGTGAATTTGGCAGTCTTGTGTGGGTTGTTGTAATTTTATGGGGTTTGCGATGCCCTGATGCGAAAAAAGGTAACTTCCCTAACCTACAGAGGTGACAAAGAGAGAGATCAATATATTATTTCAAAAAAATTTTCTGAGGTATGTAAAAAAATTTCTGAGGTATTTTTTATGTCCCCATTACTTTTTCCCTTTAAGATTCTGAGGTTCTTTGTATTTGTGCTTTTGGGTGCCCTTGTATTCTCCTTGATTTCCCCCAGTGAGAGAGATAGTATAAACCCCCCACAGAGTGTGGAAAGATCATATTGACACTCTCTAAATATGGAGGTATAATAGTAAGTGAAATGGAGTTAGTATTTAATGGCTAAAGGATTTACTGTAAAGGCATCTAAACCTAAAAGTAAGAAACAGGATAAACCTGAGTGGGACTATGATGATATCAAGGCAAGATGGAGAGGAAAGAAGATAGTCTTCTGTATGCCTGGTAGAGGTGTCTCCTTTGTCTTCCTAAAAAACTTTGTGCAGTTGTGTTTTGACATGGTGCAGAATCAGATGAGTATTCAGATATCCCAAGACTACTCTTCTATGGTAAACTTTGCAAGATGTAAGTGTTTAGGTGCAAATGTACTCAGAGGTCCTGATCAGATACCTTGGGATGGTAAACTCCCATATGACTATCAGTTATGGATTGACTCTGATATAGTCTTTAACACTGAGAAGTTCTGGCAACTACTTGACATGGCACTCCCTGCAGAAGCAGTGACTACAGAACCCATCCATGAAGAAGTCAAAGATGAGAAGGGAGAAGTAATACTAGGAGATGATGGTAAACCCAAGACTAAACTTACAGGACTTAAGCAGATTGTAGATACTGAGAAGGAGAGACCTATCTGTGCTGGTTGGTATGCTACTGAAGATGGTAGAACTACCTCTGTTGCACACTGGTTGGAAGAAGATGACTTCAGAAGTAATGGTGGGGTCATGAACCATGAAATGGTAGAGGGCATCTCTAAGAGAAAGAAACCCTTTACAGTTGACTACACAGGTTTTGGATGGGTGCTCATCAAGAATGGTGTGTTTGAGCATGAGAAGATGAAGTATCCTTGGTTTGCTCCTAAGATGCAAGTGTTTGAGTCAGGATCAGTCCAAGACATGTGTGGGGAAGATGTAAGTTTCTGCTTAGATGCCATAGATGCAGGTTTTAAGATCTGGTGTGATCCTAGAATCAGAGTAGGACATGAAAAGACTAGGGTGATATAATGATACAGTTTATTGCAATCCTACTCATAGTGTTCATAGCAGCACTCTACATAATATACAAATTTGATCCACATAGTTAAATGAATCTAGTAGAATCCAGACCAAAGAAGTCCAGACAGGGCAGAGGTAAGCACTCCAAGTATGCTGCTACCTCTAGGAACAAGGCAAGAAAGAGATACAGAGGGCAAGGGAGATGATCAGAGTGGATATGTCAGAGGAGTTCAAAAGAACCAGATGCCTAGTGACCCAACTTAGGAAAATCCGCGAAAAACCTCGTTTCTCTATAGTATGATATTAATAGCATATGCTATAGTAGTCCTGATAATTATACTAATAGTATTGATGAGGGATAAAATAAGGTAAATAGTTATGTCTTAATGAGGAGGCAACAATGAAAAGCATAGAAGACCATATCCAAAAGGATAAAGACATTCTTGCAGATCCAAAAACATCTGAGCCAATGAAAAGGCACACATTAGAGGAGTTGCATGATTTAGAGGTTTATGTTGACCATCATCATGAGGAAATAGAGGCAGGAGATCATCATGATCCTAATGTCTTAGAATTATTCTGTGAAATGCATCCAGATGAACCAGAGTGTCTAGTATACGATGACTGAATTTTTAAGAGAGATAACCAATGATAAGTTGGTTCCAAAAGTGAGAAAAGAATCCAAACATAATGACTTATATGAGTCTGAAGAGACTGATGATGAGTTATTTTCTGATGAAAATGCATAATACAAATTTACTGTAATAAATAAACCTAGATTATAGTAAATGCGTGCCTGTACAGAGAATCAGTAAGGGTTTTTTGGATCTAAGTGCTAGTTTCCAAGAGAACCCACTCACTAATGATCTCATAGCTCTCAAGAATGAGAATGCTATAGCACGCTCAGTTCGCAATCTAGTATTAACCATACAAGGAGAGAGACCCTTTCAACCAGTTCTTGGTACAGGGGTCTCTCAACTTTTATTTGAGAATATGGATAGGTTGACTGCATCTGCTATTCGTTCAGAAATTAGATCTACAATTGAAAACTTTGAACCTAGAGTAGAAATTAATGAAATACTAGTTGAACCAGACTTTGAGGGCAATGCTTTCAATGTTACTTTGCAATACTTCATTATTGGTATAGATGTACCAGAACAAGAACTCACCTTTGCATTAGAACCCTCTAGATAAATGCCTTTAGTTAATTTTAGCAACGTAGATTTTGATGAGATCAAAGAATCCATTAAGGATTACTTGAGAGCTAACTCCAACTTTACTGATTATGACTTTGAAGGATCTAATCTATCTGCAATCATAGACACACTAGCATATAACACATATATCTCTTCATATAATGCTAATATGATAACCAATGAGGTTTTCATTGATAGTGCCACTCTCAGAGAGAATGTGGTCTCTTTAGCACGCAATATTGGTTATGTGCCTAGATCTAGAAAAGCAGCAGTAGCAGATGTATCCTTTAGTGTAAATGCTTCTAATACCACTGCAGTTACAGTAACTCTCAAAGCAGGCATTGTTTTAACTACAGCAAATCAATTTGGTGGAAATAGTTATACTTTTGCTATTCCTGAGGACATTACTGTACCTGTGACATCAACTGGTGTAGCATTTTTTACAAATGTTAAAGTTTATGAAGGAACTTATGTAACTCAGACCTTTACAGCAAGTTCTAGAAACCCAAATCAGAGATATATTCTTCCAAATGCAGGAATTGATACAGATTTAATCAGAGTAATAGTAAAAGATAATGAAGCATCCTCTGTAAGAGACAAATATTCTAAATTTAGCAGTCTATTTGGTGTTGATTCTCAAACAATGCTCTATTTTTTACAGGAAATAGAGAATGAGAGGTATGAAATCATGTTTGGTGATGGTGTTTTTGGTAAAAAGATAGAGGAACCTAACTTTGTAGAGGTAAGTTACATAGTTTCTAATGGTTCAGAGGCAAATGGACTCAATAATTTCACTTATTCTGGTAGAATGGTGGGTAATGATGGTCAATCTATCACTAGTGGAGTGTCTTTAGTCTTTACAAACAGTCCATCTTCAGGTGGAAGTGCCATAGAAAGCATAGAATCCATCAAAAAGTATGCTCCACAGATCTACGCATCACAAAACAGAGCAGTTACAGCAGCAGATTTTGAAGCATTAGTGCCTAGAATCTATGCTGAAGCAGAATCTGTGTCTGCATATGGTGGAGAAGAGTTAGTTCCACCTGCTTATGGTAAAGTTTTCATCAGTGTGAAACCATTTAATGGTGTTTTTCTCTCTAGAGCAGTTAAAGAGAACATTAATAGAGAGTTGAGAAAGTTTTCTTGTGCAGGAATTATCACAGAAATACTAGATTTGAAGTATTTGTATGTAGAAACTGAATCAACTGCATATTATGATACAAGTAGAACAGCATCAGCAGATGGTGTGAAGAATATCGTGTTAGATAACATAGTAAAATATGCAAATTCCTCTCAATTAAATAAATTTGGTGCAAGATTTAAGTATAGTAAGTTCTTAGGAGTCATTGATAATAGTGAATCCTCCATTACATCTAACATAACCACCATTTTTATGAGAAGGGATATGGAACCTACCTTAAATACGTTTGGTGAATATGAAATTTGCTTTGGAAATCAGTTTTATATAAAGAATACTAATGGTTATAACATTAAATCATCAGGTTTCTTTGTAAGTGGTATCAGTGATTGTGTATATTTGGGTGATATTCCTAATGCAGATAGACAAACAGGATCAGTTTTCTTGTTTAAACTAGCTGCACCCACACAACCAGTGGTGGTAAAAAGAGGAATTGGAATAATTGACTACATACATGGAGAGATTAAGTTAAATCCAATCAATATTATTTCCACAAAATTGACTAGAGGAGTTCCTGGTGCAGAAGTTCCTCTAATTCAGATCTCAACTTGTCCTTTATCTAATGATGTTATTGGATTACAGGATCTTTATTTACAACTAGATACTGGTAATAGCACTGTAACCATGATTCCTGATGAAATATCCTCTGGAACTAACACCTCAGGATCAAGTTATAGAGTAACTTCTAGTTATGCTAATGGATCACTTGTAAGAGGAACACCTCACATAGCAGGCACTTCAGATGGAACTATGAATGTGTCAGCACCAACCACTACAACTAGTGTTACAACCACAGTAGGAACTAGTGGAAACACTACAACAACAGTTCCAACAGCACCTAGTACACCATCAGCACCTAGCACACCAAGTGCTCCAAGTGCTCCAAGTGGTGGAGGTGGTGGAGGTGGATACTAATACCAAGTCACAGTAATGACAATAGAAACTAAGATCAAATTTCAAGATATAGTTGAGAATCAGGTACCACGTTTTGTGCGTGATGATTTTCCACTTTTACCTGACTTCTTGAAATCTTACTACGTTTCTCAAGAAATTCCTGGTGGAACTTATGATTTGATACAGAATCTTGACAGATATGTAAAGGTAGATGAATTATATGGATTAAAAACAAGTGCTATCTTAAGTGAAGACCTATCTCAAACAGCAGATGTAATAAAAACACAAGCAGCAGGTAATTTTACAGTAGGTTTTCCTGATAGAAATGGATTATTGAAGATAGATGATGAAATTATATTCTATGAGACAAGAACAGATGGCAATTTTGAGGGGTGTAGAAGGGGTTTCAGTGGCATTACAAGTCATATTGGGACAAATACACCAGACAAGTTAGTATTTTCCTCCTCAGTGGGTGCTGCACACACTGATGGTGCTGTAATAGAGAACTTAAATATACTATTTTTACAAGAATTCTTCAAAAAAGTCAAAACTCAGTTTGCACCAGGTTTTACAGATAGACCTTTTGCATCAAATATAGACCAAAGAAACTTTATTTTTAATAATGATAGTTTCTATAGTGCTAAAGGAACAGATAATGCCTTTGAAATACTCTTCAAAGCACTCTATGCTGCAGATGTAGAGGTAATTCATCCAGACAAATACCTATTTCGTCCTTCAAATGCTGACTATAAGATAACTAAAGACTTCATTGTAGAGACAATTAGTGGTGATCCACAGAAATTAACTAACCTTACACTTAATCAGAAGTCAACTGGTGCAAGAGGTACAGTTACTAATGTGGTTCCTATACTATATGATGAGGGTCAATTTCATCAAATAAGCATTGATGCAGGTTTTTCAAGAGATATTAGTGTAAAAGGAACTATTTTCAATGAATTTAAGGTAAATCCAAAGACTAAAATTACAAATACTATCAGTATTGGTGGAACAGTCCTTGATGTTGACTCAACTTTAGACTTTCCAGAGACAGGAAACCTAATTATTAAGGATCTTGATGATAATTTAGTCTCTTTAGCATATACAGGTAAGTCTATAAACCAATTTTACAATATTACTGGTGTTAATAACATTTTTAAAGAGGCAACTGACATAAGATTGGATGATTTTTCCTTTGCTTTTGTTGGAATTAACACTGATGAGCAGATAAAAGTTAGAATAGGTGCTGCATTACAGGATATTGAGTTCAAAGAACCAAATAATTCATATGAAATAGGTGATATTATCAACCTTCAGTCATTAGGAGTTGAATCTAAGATTGAAAAAGCATCAAATTTCATTTATAACATCAAAACTAACTGGGAAATAGCAGAAATACAGATTATTGATGAAGAACAGAGAAAATATACCCTTATTACCTTTGATGAGCAGTATTTAAGACCAGGTCATTCAATAATTTTGACAAGTCGTGACCCAATTCCTGTTGTAGTTACTGGAACAGTCTCTCAAATCACCTCTGATAGGTCTTTTGAGGTATTATTGTCAGATATTATATCTTTACAAAGGACTTGGGACTTTGAAAATCAAATTTTAAAGGGAAATTCATCAAAATATCCATATT